CATCTGCTCCCTACGCCAGAACACTCTGCGACCGTGCTTCATCCGCATCCGTTGCATCTCGTAGAGGGCATCCATTGGCGCTTTCCCCCAGCCGGGGTGCAGGTGTTCGACATGTGAATCTTCGGCGAACGCCCACGCATGGCGGGCCATCGACGTCTTCACAAACTCATCGTCCACGTACTCATGCCAGTAAGCCTCGCAAAGCACCTTGCCTTGCTCGTCGATGGTGCCTTGCTCGTCAATGTAGCTGCGGCGGACGAGGGAGTGGGTGGAGTGTTCGCCGGCCATGACCCGGGCGTTGCCGAGGTCGTTAGTGCCGACCACCCCCACCGTCTGGTCCGCCATCGGGCGGAGGGCTGCGGTGAGCCAGCCGGGATGGAAGTAGAGGTCGTCGGCACCGAGGAATAGGAACGGTTCAGTGCTGCGGGTGTAGGCGGCGTTGATCTTCTTCGCGTAGTCGCCCCGGTCGTTGGCGTGCGGCATGACGAACCAGTCGCATCCGGACCCGGCGACTTCTTCTAGTTCTGCGTCGTCGTCCGGGGTGCATACGAACATGACCCGATGGGTTTCGGGGGTGTTCGCGACGATGGACTCGACGAGGGGGGCGACTCTGTGTGGTCGGCCGAGGACCGGCACGACGATCAGGGTCGCCCCCCCGTCGGGCATCGGGCTCAGGAAGCCTGGAAGGGCTCGAGGAACGCGAACGGGTACCGGGTTGTCGAGCTGGTGTTTACCCGGTTGATCGGGTTCGGCACCTGCCACGCCACCCGGAACACGACACGCAAGGCGACCATGTCCTGCTGGGCGAGGTTGTACTGGATGGCCCCGTTGCCGTCCTGGATGACAGCCTCGGTGAGCACCTTGTAGGTGATGTCCTTACGGACAGCCCACACGAGCTGGTTCCAGTCGCCGGAGATGAGCAGCGCGCGTGACGGGTCGATCGCCCCGTTGGTCGGGAAGATCAGCCGCTCACCGTCGAGCGCGTACTGGGTGTTCTCTTGGAGGCTGGACATGAAGATCGGCTGGCCGGTCGTGTCCTTCAAACCCCGGAGCTTCGCCCGCAGGGAGAGGGCTGCGATGTGGCCATTGACCATGTAGCCGTCCTCTTCGACCTTCGCGATGACACCGTTCTCAGCGAAGATGTCGTCGAACAGGTCCGAGTAGGACACGTTCAGGGTGACCTCGTGGCCGGCGAACTCGGCGGTCTCGATGATGCACTCAGGCCAAGAGGCGGGGGCGTTGATCCCGTACAGCACAGCCTGGTCGAAAGCCGCACCGATGGCCGACACGATCGCCGGACGAATCTCGCCGAACAGGTCGTAATCGGCGTCGTCGAGGACTGCCTCAGCGATCGGGACGATCACGGCGAGCTCTTCGACGTTGAGGTACACGTTGGACCATGCGGCCTCTGTGGTCTGCTTGAGCCCGGTGTCACCGTCGACGAAGTAGGCGGTGGGCAGCGCGGACCAGACAGGGACCCGGCGCTGGGCGCGGGCCATGTCGGGGAGCCGACGGCCGAGGGCCATCACTGCGGACTCCCCGGCGATGTCGCCGAGGATCTCTTGCGAGACGTCTTCGGGGATGAGTGCTGCGGCCTCCGTGCGGGAGGTCAGGGAGTTGTAAGTAGCCACGTTGGATTCCTTTGGGGGTGAGGGGGGTTACTGACGTCCCGCCATGCGGCGGATTTCGTCGTTCATGGAGAACCCATTGGACGGCTTCGCGCCCCCTCCGGGAAGTGGCCCAGGCCGCGACCCCGCCGAGGCGAGGTATGGCTTGGACTTGACCAGCGTGTCGATCGCCGACGCGATGGCCTTGGGGATCGGGTCCCCGTCTTTGTCTAGGAACTGGTCGAGGTCGCCCAGAAGCAGCGGGGCGTCGTCGGGGTCTGCGAGCTTGCCGGCGGCGGCGGCACGAATCTCGGAGCGGAGAAGCTTGCCGTTTACCTCCGAAAGAGCGGTCTTGCGTCCCTCTGCTTTGGCTTCGGCGATCGCCTTCTCCGTCTCGGACATGGTCGCGGTGCGGAGCTTGTCGAGCTCGTCCTGTGCCGTTTTGGCTGCCTTCTCGGCTGCCTTCCGAGCGGTGCGTTCAGCAGCGATCGCCTTCTGTCCCGCTTCGCCCAGGCCGTCATCGGGGGCCGCGGGGGGCGGCTCGGGTGGCGGTGTTGCGGTGGAGTCTGCGGGGGGTGTGGGGTCGGCCATCGCGGCCTCCTGTTCGTTACCCGCTCGGCGTCGCGCCGGCGGTTATCTGATAGTCCCGGCAAGGAACTTATTGAGCTCGGCTTGCCGGCGGTCGCGTTCGTTGAGCGCATCGGTTGAGGTGGTCGCCCGTTTCTCCCAAGCGTCAGCCCGGTCACGCAACCGTTGCGCTCGGGCCGGGTCGGATTCGACCTTGGCTTGAGCTCGGAGCCGGTCGGCTTTCGCACGGTTAGCGTCCGCTGCCTTCACCTTGCGGCGCGCCGTCGTCGCGGCGTTGATCTTGGCGGCCCGCCCATCGTCTTTCATTTGATCGAGCAACATCTGATTGATCACACGGCCCGGGTCGGTGTCACCCATGATGGGGGCGACCGCACAATCGCATCGACCATGACCGAAGTCGGCGGACTCCGCCGACTGATAGCGCTGCGTGGACACCAGCAGACACCAGGAACATGATCCGCCGGTGAGAACCCGCCGCCAGCCAACTACCTGATCACCTAACACGAAGTCGCCGGTGCGACGACCGGTGGACTGAACCACGTCGTAAGCAACCTCGTCGGCCCGGGCCGAGCCGGACAGGACAGCGTCGATCCAGGCTGCTCCGGAGGACAGGGCACGCCAGTAGGCGATGAACGGTTCCTCCGGGTCCCAAGCGGCCCCTACAGTGCCCGGGTCGATCGACGGGGTGTCAATCTCCCCCAAAGTGGAGTAAAACCCCGTGGAGAGCGCTACAGAGGCGTCTCGTGCCACGGTGAGCGGATCGGCGATGTCTGTGGCGAACCGTGGAACGTCGCCCCGGTCGTAGCCGGGCAGCCCGTCCCAGATGTCGGAGACGGCTTCCCCGGCCCGGTCACGGACCACACCGAGGTCATGTTGGTAGCGGCGGACCACTTCCACCAGCAGCTCGGCGGACAACATCAGGTCAGGCCGCCGGCGGCGACAGTTCCGGCGACGGCACCTCCACCGGAGGCGGCACCGGAGCGGGTGCCGGCCGCAACAGGTTCTGCTGAGCGCGCATCGACCGGAACCGGAGACGCTGAGTCGGTGAATAGCCCAAGTCTTCCCACAGCTGCTCGTCGGGGACGTGAAGTGCCTGCTTCTTCAACGCCGAGTCGGTCTGCTCGGCTTCGGTCCGGGACTCAGGATCAGACCAGACGACCTCCATCGAGGTTGCGTCCGCCAAGTCGTTCCCTTCGATCTTCCCGGCCATCCGCATGACCTCTTCCCATGCCTCACCGAAGTAACGCATCCGCCGCTTCGTCTTCGCCACCAACCCCGTCTCCGCCGCCTTGATCGACTCACCGGAAAGCCGGTCGGCGGAGGCGTTCAGGTAGTGAGGTGGGGTGCGGGAGATGGATGCGATGTGCTGGATGACCATATCGATCGCTGTCACGAAGTTGGCCAGGTCGGCTGCTTCGAACTGTCCGAACTTCGAACCCGGATCGTCGGTCACCCATGTCTTACCGGCGCCCGGCTTGAACGGTGGCGGCAGCTCCTGGCCGGTGTCACGATCCACCTGAGGCTCATACCCGGTAGCCCACCGTTGTGGGTAGCCGGCGAACTCCGACGCGACCAGCATGTCGGCCACGAGCTTGTTGACGGCGTCCTGCAGCGGCATGATCGCCGCCAGCTCCGAATGGGCACCCCACCGGGCACGGTGCGACACGTAAAGCCGGGGCCGGTTGTGGAAGGCGACGACCGGGACGACACCGAGCTCGTTCGGCATCCGCCCCTGGCCGTCGACATTGACGGCGTCCGGGTCGACCATCCACCCGCCACGAGATGAAACAGCCGAACTGGTCCGCCGCGACCTGGACCGAAACATGTACACCGACTCCGGCAGGAACAGCTCGACATGTTCGTAGCGATCCTCGTCCTGCCAGCAGCGCAGCGCCGCCGTCCGACGCGTCTTCATCTTCGGGTGATGTTCGACGATCGTGGAAATCGCCGACTCCACCATCACCTCCGCCAGATCGTCCTCGCCGGGCCACACCACGGCATACGACATGCCGGAGATCAAAGCCTCTTGGTGGGCGAGCTGTGACTGGGCGTCGAGCTCGTTTCGCTGCCAGATGTCCCAGGCCGCCTCGTCCGTCGCCGCAGCCTCAGCGTCGGCGCGGAACCCCTCGACGTTCAGCCGCTCCTCGACCGCGTCGACGACGACCCCACACCAGTTGTCGGCGAACGCCCGGAACAGCCCGCCGAACGCTTCGAGGAACTTCTCCGACGCGAAGGCGAGGTTATGGGCGCCGTCGTAGTAGGCGGCGCACCGGTCCACCGCCGGACGACGGTCAACCAGCTGCTTGTAAAGATACTGGACTGTGCCGATCGGGTCGTCGCTGTAAGCCATCGACCCTCCATCACAGGTCCCACGCCCGCGTACCCGCGGATCGTTTCAACATCCCGGCGGCGATCGCGTCGCCTCGGGCTTCCCACGACAAGACACCAGCCATCGCAGCGTCGATCTTGTTCGGTGAGCCAGGCCGGTCCTTCTGGATCGCCCACATGGGCCGGCCGTCGTCGTCCTTCACGTTGAGTGGCATCCGCCGAGCGTTCCCGACATGGCGAGCCAGATCCGGGTCACCATCGTGAGACACCTCACCGGAGGTCATCGCTTCCCGGTAGGCGCGCACGGCGTAAGCGATCTTGCGAGGCTGGTTCGTGTACCAGTCCACGTTCGTCTTCGACCTGTCCCTCCCCCGCCACCGGTCCACGACAAGCTCAATCTTCTGAGGGTCGATGTACACCCGCCACACCTTGAAGCGTTGCTGCGCTTCCATCAGCGCACCGTCGAGCCTCTCGAGGTCGTGCTCGTAGTCGTCAGGTGCGTTGGGTGGACGTTCGATGATGGCGAGCGGCCATTGGTGACCGGTAGCAACATGGGTGGCGACCATGGCCACGGCGTCTTCGTAGCGGGCGCCGTCAACACCGACAGTGACCAGCTCGCCGTGGCCGACCTTCACGTCCGCCTTGAGGGCCTGCCAGCGGGCCAGATCAAACGCGACAGACTCTCCGGCGTGAACCCGATTGAGGAAGAACCGTTCAGCCTGCGCCGGGTCATGCCCCAACAGGGCCTCAACTTCGACGTCGATCCGGTCCAGGTCGATCCACCACGAGTCGCCGTACCCGGCGCGCATGACCTTACGACGCTCACGTTTGTTTCGCACCGACCCTGGCAACGGCTGCGGGTAGTCGACGTGGACCCCGATCGGACCGGCGAAGGTGCGCTGAGCAACAGAGTCTTCCGTCGGATCCCAGGCGTTGGTCGTCTCCATGAACCGGCCGCCCATACCGGCCAGGTTGCGGCGCTGGTTGTCAGCCAGCTTCCGGCCGCCGTTCCGGTCGAGCCACGAATGGGTTTCGTCCTGCACTGCGAAGGTGATTCGTTGACCGAGCCGGGACCGTGCCGACGCTGTCACCGGCTCGATCAGCCCGCCACCTGGAAGATTCACCCGGGTCAGGCCAGTGTCCGGGACGTCCGCCTTCAAGTCGCCGAGCTCGATCATCGGGAGCAAGGCGCGAAACACGTTGTCGGTCTGATCCTCTGACACGGCAGTCACCTGGACATGTGGGGTGGCCCACGGCCGGCCGACCGGCTCCCCCGCCGAATCCCAACCGTCAAACAGAACCGGCCCCGCCGCCTCGGCGCAGATCAGCGCCGCAGACAACGGACCCTTCCCCCACTTCTGGGGGCGGACCAGCTGCGAACCGCGCTCGAAGTAGAACGCGCCCGACGGTTTGCCACGGTCGGCGGCCGCGTCCGGGCGGAGCCGATAGTGCCAAAGCACGAAGCGGAGCATCTCGTCCGTCAGGACGTACGGCTCGCCCTGATGCTCGCCGTCCGGGATGACACAGGTGTCTTGAATCCAGTCGGCGACCTCATAGCCGAGAGTCGGGAACTCTCCCGGCTCAGTTGGCTTGCGCCACGGCAACGGCGTCGACCGCCTTCAACCGTCGAGCCGTCACAGAATCCTCACGCTTCTCGGCCAACTCGTCCGGGGCGATCGACCAGCGAAGATCCGCCATCGCCCTAGGCGTCAACCCGAGTTGCCGGTCAAGGTCGAGTGCCCGCTGACAAAGCGACGCCATGAACTTCGGATCATCCAAGGCAGCTATCGCGTCCTCGATCTGAGCACGGCGCGCGACCACAACCTCACAACCAGCAGCCCACACAGCAGCCTGAGGGGTCCGCCACACCCACCGCCAGAATGCCCGCCCGGACTCACCAAGACCAATCCACTCCGGCGTTTTCGGGATGCGTCCGGTGCGGCCGCCAGCCGGCAGGACCGTGGTGGGGATCGTCGGTGCGTTGCGACGACGGTGGTTCGGATCGGGTAGTCGGCCTCGGGGCATCGCGCCCCTCCTTCGCTAAGGGTTCCCGATCGCCAGGAAGCCTGAGAATGCGTACAGACTGCGAGCGGCA